GGTCTCTGCCTGAATGCGGAACGTTTCAGCTTGCTTCTTGGCGTTCTCGGCCTGAATATTTGCGAGCTGGGCCTGGGCGGTTGCGACCTGGATTTGCTGCAAGGTCTGAGCGATCTGGGCCTGCATTGCTGCCGGGCCGTTCATCTGCTCTTCCTTGAACTCCTCTTCGGTCATCACGCACTCGGACAGCTCGTTGGCTTCGGCGCGCTGGCGCAAGAGCACGGCGCGCTTGACATAGGGAGCGTCCAATGCGTTGGCGGTCGAAGCCGAGAATTCGTTCAACTGGCGCGCGCGGACTTCCTTGGCTACCAATGAGGCGGTGCCTCGGGCCTTGACATCGAAGTCGCCCTTGATTGAGTTGTCCTTGCTGAATTGCATGTTCCAGCGGTACAGCGCCTGCAGGAATGTCCGAGTCACACCCTCATCCCAGGCGGTCACCAAGTCCTTGATGACGATGTTCGCAGCGCCCATCAGCATGGACATGCCGGTCGCCGTGCCTGCAGCGCCGGTCGAGACGTTCTCCCCGGTCATGTACCTGGGGATCGCGGTCACCTCATCGGTGTTGTCCTCGAACATCTTCGCCATCGACTGCAGCTCGGCCAAGTGGCTTGGCAATTCAATCGCAGTGATGGCCCGTTGACCTGGGGCTGTTTGGTTGCGAGTCCACACCTTCCAGGGAGCCATCTCTTCCAGCTTGTCATACTGGCTCAGCAGCATCGGGTTGACTTCGATCATTGGCCCGGAGGTGATCGCTGAGTTGTCCAGGATCATGCGGATCGAAGCATTGAGCATCGTCTGGTCGTCGCGCATGACCGTCGCCAGACCTTCGGCAAAGATCGATGTTTCGTCTTTGTCGAATGAGTACATGTGGTAAGGCCAAGTCACACCATTGATCGGCTGCAGCACTGCCTTGATGATTTCCCCGTTGGGCAACAGCCAGATGTTGGAGAAGAACGATTCATGCAGGCGCTCATCGGGTACGTTATCGACCCCGGCCTGCTTCAGCTCTTCGCCCGTCAAATAGCCCCAGCGCTCGAGCACTTCATACTGCCCATCGACCTTGCCCTGGTTGGCCGTTCGTTGGCCGATGACCTTGAGCTCGTTGTCGATGTACTGCACCCGAATCTCGCCACGCGGGTGAGACTTGATGTAGTTGATGATCAGATCTTTTCGGAACGTCTTGCGCTCAGCCAGATCGGCCATGTCCGACGCCGTCATTTGGTGGCGCTCGTAGACGTAACGACAGTTGTCGATCTGCGTTGCGTTCATGTCTGGGTAAAACCGCCAGACGGGAACAAAGTCCACGAAAGGAACCACGTAGCTCTCAGTCTTCGTGACCCACTGCCGGTTTTCCATCACGAAGCGCGTGCGAACCCGGCGCTCGACCAGTGGGCCTTTGATGATTCCGGTGCCGTACAAGTGCCCCGAGTGGATCGCCTGAATGCAAACTTCTTTGTAGCGCGCCTCGACCAACTGGTCTTCGATGGTTCGAGACATGTTCTGAGCAGCCTGCTTGCAGAAGTCACGCACAGCCTTGTCGACCATGTCTTGCGTGATCTGCGGAGCGGGTTGGCCTTGAGCCGGTGGCGTCGACAGGATTGCCTGTTTCAAGTGATTGATGATCGCAGCGCGTTGCTCATCACTCACCGATGGGTTTGGCGTCTCATCGATTGACCAGTTTTTCTCAGTCCCGGCGGGGAAAAGCAAGTCGGCCACGCGGCTGTCAATCGTCTTGATCTTGACCCGCGTCTTTTTGACAAATGACTTCGAGCGCGTCGGGCCAATCTTCGCCAGGACATCCGGGTCATACAGGCCACGATACTGGCGCAAGTCACTCAGCCAACGGTCTTCGGTCAGGCGTCGGTCGAGGACAGCCTGGGCGAATTCGGACAGCAAACGAGGCCCGAGTGTCGCCATGGTGGCGGACAAGGGCGTCTCGTTGAATGCGGCGGCGGAAGCCAGCTCGTATTCGGTGTCCTGCTCAAAACTCATCAGCTACCCTTGCCCATGAAGGCGTGCTTCGGAATCGCCTCGGCCACGCTGGACTTGCCCATCACCGGGTTGACTTCGGGCGCTGCAGGCACTGATTTCTTGGTGCCATAAATACCCTCGCCCTTGGCGGCTTGCTTGTCTTCCAGGTCTTTGGCGCGCTCAACCAAGTTTGGTGCTGTGTACTTGCGTGGAGCTGGAGCTGCAGGAGCGGCAGCCGGAGCGGGAGCAGGCATTGCCAAACCAGCAGCCTTCTCGAGCGGCTTGTCGGCAGGCTTAGCGGCTTTGTCCTTGTACTTCAAGGCAATCTTCACACCATTCCACATGAACGTGTCTGGGCCGCCTTCAGCCTTCTTCTTAGCCATCGCCTGGGCGAAAGCAGTCTTGAAGTCCTTGGGTTTTTCAGGCTCAGGTTCAGCTTTGACTTCAGGCGTGTCGGGCTTGTTGAATTCCTTGGCGAACTCTTCGTCATCCCTTTCCTTCTCGGCCTGGGCCTTGACGGTCATCGCCTCGAGCGCCGGGGAGACCTTGGGCTTTTCTTCGCCCTCGTTCCAGGCTTCTTCGTAGGGATCGCCTTGTGGGCCAGGGTCTTTGTCTTGATTCATGTTGGTTCCTTAAAACCCGGCACTGAATGCCGGGTTAATAGCCTGCCGAGGTCGGCGCTTCACGATTGACCGGCACTTGGTAGTGACCACCACGGTGGCCGACCGGCTCAGCAAAGGTCAGCGCAATCGCATCCGCACCATCGGGTGAGCGGACTTGGCGCTTTTTCATGTCTTCCTTCTTCTCCAGTAGCTTGCGACCGTTGGAGGAGACCTTAGGTTGTGGAGCCGTCAAGTCGCTGATCAGCGCTGCGTTGTTCGGTATGCGACAAGGTTGGTCTTCAAACCATTCCTTCATCCGCCACCACATCTCAGCGCGCTTGTTTTCGTAGCGCTCGGTATCGGTCGCCGCTGTTGCGCTGTTGACCCCAATGACGGGGATGCTCAGCTCGTTCAATCGATCAAACACGCCAGCGCCCAGGCCGCCTTTGTCCACAAACAAACCATCGGGCCGGAACTCTCGGGAGTATTCGGCCAGCTTGCCAGCGATCTGCATCGTGTCGAGACCGCTGTGGTACTCCATTCGGTAGACCATGCGGCCACGCCGAAAAGCAATCGCAGTGCGGTCGGCATCATTGACGCCATCACCAGCAGGGTCGCAGCCAATCAGCAAGGGCGCGAAGTTGTCGCGGTACAAGCTGTTAACCGCCAACATCACATGGTTCGGGCTGATCAACGGGTTGGTCGTGGCGCTCTGGAAAGCCAACGAAGGAGTCGCCGGGTATTCCTGGTCGAACAGCCATTCAAAGCCCTGGCCGTAAGTACTGATCTTCCCTGCGCGCCAAGCCATTTGCTCCATGTCCAAGTCGTACGCGGCTTGGTATTCCTGGTCTTCCTTCGACAGCTCAAACCCAGGCTTGACCGGGGCGCGGTATTCGTCTTGCCAAAACCACGGGACGAAGATGGCTTCGTAGTCCCCTCGCCCGGCTTCGGCTTCTTGCCACATCAGGTGGAAAGCATTGCCCACACCTCGAGCCGTGGACTCCAGGATCACTTCGCTGCCCACCAAGTCGGCAACCGTATTCCCCAGGCCAGCCAAGTGCATTTGCGGGTTGCGCCACAGTCCGAACTCCGAGCCGTGAATCAATTGCGCGGTGTTTGATCGGCCAACGTCATCAGTCCCGGCGGTCGCCAGCTTATAGCCAGCATCAATTGCGCCAAAGATCAGCTCTTTGGCATTGGAGTTCTTAGTGCTCGGCGCAAGCAGGTTGTGGTCGTTGTAGCGCTTGACCATGTCAAACAGGTTGGTCGTCGCCTTGTCTTCGTGAGCAACGATGAAGGCCGATTTGCCGAACATCGTGACCCCATGGTAGAAGCGAGCGGCGGTGTAAGTTGACACGCCCTGCTGCCGACCTTTCAAGATCAGCGCTCGAACCATCCCTGTCCTGGCCCGTTGCTCCTCGAGCCGTTCGTGAACATAACGCTGGGCGCGGTTGAGTTGGAACTGAACCAGCCGCCCAGACTTGTCTTTGATCTTCGCGCAGTGCGAGATGAAAACCAGGAGGTTGTCCCTGGCCTTTCGCAGCGCTGCCTCGCGCTCATCGTCCGTCATGCGGCTTCGGAGTTGATCTTCTTGAGCAGCAGGTCAACGCTGGCCTTGTCGCTTTCGCCGCTGTCAATGCCAAAGGCTTCGCGCTCCATCTTGATGACCTTCTCGAGCACTTCGGTCAGCTTCTTCGT